GTAGCATCTGTTGAGACACGGAAAGGTTGTGCGTAGATGTCTTTGATTTCGGCAATCACCTGCCACACTGCGCCACTGTCTGCATATTGCAGCAATACGCCACCACGGTTTGTCTTGATGGTGTAAGATGCAGCACCTTGAATCGTGTCGCCTACCGCAGCATTGACAGTAAGGTTTGCAGACTGCGCTGTGCCTTGCTTGTCATAGATCGCGTAGAACTGACCTTTGACGCCTGTTGGCAAGTTGATGACTGATGACCCCGAACCACACAACAGAACGCAATCCGTTGCTTGTGCAGTTGATGGTGTAACAGTCACGGTTCGGACGGATGTTTTTAAGGCTGTAGCAACAGCAGCGTTGGACAGCGCGACAAGGTAATCGGTTAGTGCCGACCATCCTGTCTCGCCGTCTTCTGGAATGCTGTAAGCGACGCCGTTAAACGTAACGCTGACTGACATACGTCATTCCTTCAAAAAGAGTGCAACCCGAATTGAACGCGCTGTAAGTCCTGAATCGCTATATTGTGCTGTGATACTGATGATTCCTGTCGAGTTGCTGATAACAGCCGCTACGCCAAGAACTTTGATCGGTGCGCCTGTCGTTCCGTCTGCACCAAGTGCTGACTCGATTACGACTGCGCCGACAAGCTGTGGAAGCGATGGAATGCCGCCGAGAATAGACGCGGTGGACAACGAAACAGCGGTGTTATGCGCTGCCTCGATGTCTACGTGTACTACTTTCAGGCCAAGTGCTGGCTGAAGTAACATCGAAGCCTCCTAAAAGAAGGACGCAGCGTTTTAGTACGCTACGCCTTCGTCGTTTCCGTTTGTCCACACGATTTGACGCGCAGGTGCACGGCACATTACAAATTGGTCAGAGAAAGATCTTACGACCCAGCCGGCAGAATTTTCGAGGGCGAAAATCACTTCCTTGTCTAACCCAGGAACTTTAAAGGAGATTTCGGCAGAACCAGAACGAATCCAATCACCGATCTCAAGTCCGTAAACTTCGCCTTCCATAATCATGCGGTGTGGCACAATCTTGTTAAGGCCGTTTGCAGCATAGTACTCGATTGTCTCAAAGCCGTTTTGTGCAGCCGACTTGTAAGAAGCGTCATACTTGCGCAACGCAGCTTCGTCTTGTGTGAGTGCAGCAAAGGTACGTGGGTTAACAAGAACCATCAAAGGTTTGTCCAGGCCGCCTTTGTTCACTGCCTGTGCAACGCCTTCTTGCAATGCCTTCATGGAGAAGCGTTTCTTCTGAAGGTTAACGCTATTGGCTTTCCACAATGCGTATTGCGATGCGCTGATTCCAAACAATGTTCCGGAGTTTTCAAGGATCTTGTGAACGCCAACCATTTCTTTGTTGGATTCCATTCCTTCAAAGCACACTGTGTGGCTTGTGGTGCTTGTTGCAGCAACAGGAGTAAAGTCAACGTAAAGAATGCCGTTGTCAGCATCAACACTAACGAGTTTGCCGGAAGCAACCACTGCGCTAGAGGAGTCAAGCTGTTGAATCACACATCCTTCAAGTCCAACCCACAAACCTGCAGCAAAGTAACCAGGTGCCAACAATATTGCTTTGGAAGTTGTGTTAACGCCGTCAGTGAAAGCAAGGCCGCCAACAGTCACGTCGCCTGCGCCGGAGTAAGTAGCGCCACGGTAGACGGTTCCTGCAGCTGCATAGGAAACGTAGCCGAGTTTAGACGCACGTTGTCCGTGAATACGCATAGCCTCAAGCAAGCGGCTGTGCGAACGGATGTGGTTTTGCATGACGTGCTTAGTACCGTCATAGAATGCTTTCTCTCCACCGCCAGCGGAACGGGAAATGAACGCGAAAGGAATGACCGAAGTCAAAACCACTTGGCTTGGTACAATAGACGATTGCTTAACAACGCCTGCGATTGCTGGGTTGATGTCGAATGCGTCTTGGCCTGTTCCTGCAAGGGTCCAGCCAGTCTCGTTTGCAAGGACGAATGCTTCAACGAAGCTGTCACCGACTTTACGGCCTTCGGAGAAAGGGATCTCGCGTGCAAGGGGAAAGTCTTGTGGAAGAAGGTTGTGGAGGTCGCCATAAACGCGCTTAAAGAGGTCAACTACTTGCTGATTACTTACCTGTGACATGTGTTAGTTCCTTTCAATTATTTAAGGTCAACGAGAATCTTGATTACCAATTGGCCTGCAACTGCTGCGTCCAATCCAGTAACAACCAACTGCAATCCGAGGTTTCCGAGTGCGGATTTCTCGACGCGTGCAATTGCTGCCAAGGAAGCGTTTGTGAGTGCAGCAACAGAGCCAAGCTGTGATGCTTGTGTAGAATCAGCAAGTGAACTGATTTGTACGCTGTGAACCGCTGCGATTTGTCCGTTGCAATCAAGAACGATTCCAAGTGCGTCTGTGCCCATAGCTGTGGATGTAAACACGCTTGCGAGAAATTCGTTTGTAGATCCAAGCAATGCGTCAATCTGCGCCTGTGTAATGACGGCAGTGTCATACGCAACAAGCGCTTGCGGTGCGAGAACGGCAAACTTGCCAGTCTTTGCGCCTGTGATGTTATAGATCAATTCGATAGATGCTTTCTGATGACGTGCCAACGAGTCGTTGACTAAGATAAAACTTGGCGTAGCCATTTTACTTACTCCTTGAAAATTGTTTGTCTTTCATTGCGAAAAAGTCGTCTGTTGACATCGGCTTCTTGCTTTGCGGTTGAGACGCCTGTGCGGTTGGTCTTTTACCTGCATTAAATTGCCGCATATCTGTTTGACGTAGTTTCTGAAGACTTTCCTTCGGCAGCGATTTGATGTCTTCGTCTGAGAGGTTGGCGATAAGGTCTAATCGCGCCTTTTGTTGTTCGGCCGAGACACGCTTATATGCGTCTGCCATAGAAAGGCTTCGTCCTGCGGCTGCTGCACCTAACTTCAGTTCAGCGATACGCGCCAGCATGGTTGGCGTAGGCTTGATACTTTGTTCGGTGAAGAAGTCGACAAATTCACTTTCCACTGTTTCACGCGCTTTTGCAATGTACTGCTGTTCAGCCTGTTGACGCTGCATTTCAGCCTGACGCTGTTCAAGCTGCTTGTAGCGGCTTAGTTCGCGTTCGTTGTCGTAAGCACGGCGCTGGTTCTCGTCCATGTACTCATATTTCAGACGTTCTGCAGCGCGCTTCATTGCGATGTCATCAACGTCCAGGCCAAGCTGTTCTGCAAGGCTAAAGAGTGCCTCTGGATTGCTTTTGACGTTATCAATCCATTTCTCAAAGCCTTCTGCAATCTGAATCTGTCGTTGATACGACTTACGCATTTCAGACGCTTCTTCCATGCGTTTGGCTGCAGCCTTGGCGTGTGCGTAGGAACGCTTCAATTCGTTCTCATCGACTTCCATTTCCTGGCCGTCAACTTTGACCTTAAACTTTGCGAGTGCCTTCTGTTCAGGCGTTGGCTTCTTTTGGCCTTCCAGCAATTCGCTTTCAATGCCTTGGCTGTCTTGTTCTGCAGCAGATGCCGCGCCTTCCAAACTACTGTCTACCGAACCTGTATCCACTGATTCCATGAGTCACCTCCTTATGAATAGAACACACACAATTTGACGTTGAACGCTTCTGTAGCTGTTGATGTGATAGTGCCTGACACTTGCGTAATGTCGTTACTGTTGACCCAGACAAACGAGCTCACAGGCTGATCTGACTGCAGCACGATGATGCCGACTGGCCTTGCATTGACTGCAAACTGTAATGCTTGGCCTGGTGTGAACTTTTGGCTTGTGATGGTGCAACTAACGTTGTCCGCAAGCGTAATGCCGTTGCGTAAGATTCTGATCGTGTTGTCCGCCAGGCTGTTCACGTAATCGATGAACGGTTGAAGTTCTGTGTAAGCCTTGCTTGCTGCAATGAGGCTGACTTCAAAGATGCGGGAAATGGTAATCTTTGCCACTCAATTATCCTCCGATTGGTTGTCGACGCCGTGTGAAAGAACAAAGTGTCCATCGTTGTTGATGCTGACCATGACAAAGCCACCGCTTGACGCTGCGATTGCGTCATACAAGGCTTGTGCCAATGATACGTCGTCTGTTTCCTCTGTTGCTTGTTCCCATCGTTCTGTTGGGACCTGTGCAAATTGCATGGCACCTCCTATCGTTTCCGTTTGCCAAACGAGTTTAGCAGCGTGTCTGCCAGGATTTCCTGTTGCTGCGCGTCTTTGCCTTTGTGCATCCATGCTGGCGTGACCCTTTCAGCGAAAGTTGTGGCTTCGGGCACCGGATTGGTGGTCCTATCAACCATTCTATTCGCGTAGACCAACGCTGCTAGTGCATCCATGTGCCCAAGTGCCACAGAACGTGCAAAGTCTGTACGTTGCTTATTAAATGTTGCGCCTCTGAGTGTGGCAATCAGGAACTTGCATCGTTCATGGACGATAATTTTGCCTTGATTGAATGCGAGGCGGACTACGTTGATGCCTGCTTCAAAGTCATCCTTATGAGGTAACAGGCATTCAAAGTGATGTTTGTATCTAAGGTCGACGAGCACTTGGCCTGGCGCATCCATGTAGCTTTGGCGCACCTTGTAGGGTTTACCCATCTCACGCATGGCCTGGACAATGGTTTCTGTTTCTGTGTTGGGTTCGTGATGACGTTCATCGTGTACTTCAAGGCGTGCCTTCTCAAAGTTCCAGCAACAAAGAAGGCTGACAGTTTTGTCACGTATGCCGCCAAAGTCTGCAAAGTATCCCCACACTGCGTACTCTGGTGGTTCTTCTTTGAACACGTGCTTTGATTCGTTAAATTCAGGAACGCAGACTGACGCGCCATCACGCACTATCTGGACAAGGTACTCACGCCTCCAGGCGGCCGATTCTTCGCCACCTGCAAGTATCTTGGCTTTTTCAATCTGGTCTAAGGTCAACTGAGGGTTTGTATAAATGTCAAACCTGAATCTTGTGCCAGCGATTTCGCATTTCGGTGCAACTTCAGTGTGGATATAATGATCCGGTTCTTCTGAGGGAGTAGTCACGTGAATGAGTTGACCAGAAGAACGCAGAAGCTGTGGTGCAATAACGCTGCGCACCGCGTATTCATAATCATCCGAAGTTACAAAGCCACCTTCCTCGCAGATAACCAACTTGGCATTACCGCCACGCAAGCTGTCTACGTTTGCACGTTCTAAAACGCCTAGCCGTAGTTCTGACTCACCAACCTTCCAGCGATAGTCTGACTTGATAGGCGTAATCAGGTCTTTTGGCGCATCTGCACTGATAGGTCCAAGGTTGTCTGAAACGATGTCCTTCGCTTGCTTAAGCGTAGGCGCCGCGATGCGGGCGATGCTTCCCGGATTATGTAAACAGTAGGCGAGTGCGTAGCACGTGCTTAAATATGACTTGCCCCACTGTCGACTAATCTCAAGTAGCGCTTCTTGCGCGTTTGTTTGTTGTAGAACTTTCCATATTTCTTTTTGCCCGGCATGTAGTTTGTAACTGAGGTTTCCTTGTTGCCAGGCAATTGCCGTGCGGCGTTCGATGTCTGCCATCAACAATGCTTCGTATTCTGCAAGTTCCTTTGGCGTCATATTATGCGCACCTCGGAAATGTCGGTGCATGGTATTCTGGCTGAGGACCTTTATGAAAACCGCACTTATACTGCCTGATGTTCACGTGCCTTTTGAAGACACTGAAGCCATGCGCTGTTTCTTGCGTGTCTGCAAAGTGGTTCAGCCTGATTACTTCATCTGTCTTGGTGACTTCTTTGACTTTTACCAACTGAGTCGTTTTGACAAAGATCCAGCGCGTAAAACCACTGTTTCTGATGACTGCGACGTTGCAAGGCGCCTGCTTTACAAGATTGACAACGCATTGCCTGTAAAGTGCCAAAAGGTCTTCATCGAAGGCAACCACGAGGCAAGGCTTATTAAGTGGATTCACAGCAACGCCACTGAACTTGGCCGCATGATTCCTAGCCTTAAGGACTACGTCCATTTTAACCAACTTGGTTGGGACTATTATAGCTACGGCAAGGTTTGGCGCCTCGGTGAAGTGCTGTACATGCATGGTGATAGATGCGGCATGAATGTGTCTATGAACATGATTCGCAAGTATGGCTGTTCTGTTGTCCATGGCCATGACCACGGCGCCGCTGTCCGGTACTTTGCGAATGCTGTTGGACGTGTGTTTGCGCTTAACTGCGGTCATTTGTCTGATATGGCACAGCAGGAATACCTGTACGCTGGCGTTGCAGACTGGACGTCTGGTTTCGGCATCGTTGAGTACAGCCATGACCTCAAACATGCGCAAGGTTCCTTCGTTCCCATTGTAAACGGCAAAGCGTTGCTGCGAGGTCAACAAATATGATGTTAACGAAGTCTGAAATTGAAAAGTTAAAAGAAATGCCTTGGTACACGTTTGAGGTTGTGTATTGCCTTGAGAAGAAAACATTGACTCGCAAGATACGCGGTAAACGGTCATTTACTTGGGAACTAGAGAACTGCGTACGCTTCACCATCGTAGGCGATGACGGCGAAAGTCTGTTTGAGTTAGATGGTGAACTTTTCATATCGTGTCGGGTTCTTTCTCAAACGTCGCGGCAATTGAAGAGTCAATCAAAGCCTGACGCTTCTGTTCGAGTTCTTTCAAGCGTTCCTCAGTCATAACTGGGTCTTTTGCAGCCGTGTGATTGTGAGTCACTGTTTCCTGCAGTCCTAGTATTGTCTTACTTGCAAAGATGACTGCCGCAGGGTGCCTTTCCATTATCAGCTGATCCAAGGCTTCCAAGACACGTTCTGATCGAGTTTTCCTTATGTAGCTAAGAAATTCCTCTCTACCTTTTTTGTAAGCCTCAGCGATTTCAGGATTTTCATTCAATCTTTGGTAATATGTCTCATGCGATACGCCTATCTTTGGTGCAATATCTTGTTGCGTGTGGCCAATGCGCGCCAGCTTTTCAACCTCTGCAGGATCTACTTGTTTAGGCTTTGGTCCACGCTTTGCCATGTCACCGCTTAATCTGTTGTGCTGCGAGTCTGTTGCTTACGTCATCAACTCTGATTTCAATCTTCTGAATGCGCTTGTCATAGTCTGAGGTAAACACATCAACGTGTGCCTTGGTTTGGTCGTTTATAACCTTCACCTGCATGCGTACTAGGTCCGACAGACTGTCAACGCTTGCCACCGCTTCTTTTGCTTCTTTGAGCGCCTTTACTGCCTTTTGGTGTGCCTGAAATGCTAAGGTCAGCAAAACACCCAGTGCCATTACGGCTAGGCCAATAACTACGTCGTAATTCATGATGTCCCCACATTGCGATTAGAATGCTATCAACAATTCCGTCACGATTGCCGCCACGCGGTCCTGTCGTTTGTTCTGCCAAGGCTGGATCTAGTTTTTTAAGGTGGTCTAGTGCGGCCTGCTTAGTGGCCTTCTTGCGGTCGGTGTTGCTTGTGCCTTTTTCGTGTTTCAGTGCAATGCCATGTGCCTTCTGCCAGACTTGCGGTCTAACCCTGCAAAGCTGGCTGCAGCGTGCTTCTGACCACGCCAACAAGCGTCCATAGTTGATCCCCATCGTAAAGGCGCCAAAGCGCCCATCGGAGGCAAATGAGGTCTGTTCTTCGATCACTATGCAGTCTAACGGGATCATGAACGTGAGTTTGTTCAATTCTTGGATGTCTATCTCACCGTCTTTAAGTGGCATTTGCCAGAACTTAACTGCGTGTCCGTCATAGTACGCAAGTGCGCCACTTTTACCGCAGTCGATACCTAAGACACCCATTGGGTTAGCCTCAATCCGTGAGAGTTGAGGTAAGTCTACAAGTATCTTGACAAATTGTCAAAACAGGTAGCGTTCTAGCCGACTGTTTGTTCGGGTGTCGTCACAGCACGCTTAAGAGCCCCATCACCCATTCCACACATTCTGTCATTCTACGAAATTGCAGAAATCACCGGCTGTTGTGACACCGGACGGTTAAAGCCGATAACAATTTCACCAAGGTAAGCGGCCAAACAGCCATCGGCAGGGAAAGTTTACTTTGCTTTAATTCCAAAGTCTTGAGGCGCAAGCGTCAATTTGTATTGCACGTTGTACACGTCAAAAATGACCTTGCGATGTTCGGCGGTAAGTTCTGACATAGGCTTTGTCCATTGTTCCACAGTCAAGCCAATGCGCTTCCAGGGTTTCATTTCCCAGTCTTCCAGCTTCTTGAAATCGATGCTTCCTTCATTCTCTTGCTTCATATTTACTCACAATTGATTTAAGGCTTGTGGCTGCATCCAATTAGTTCGGCAAGTACATTCTATCATCTTGAACGCTAGACAGTGCCTGTTGGCCCTGGTTGGCACTCCTTAAGGCATCCTTGGCTGCTTCTTTGAGGTCAAATCTCAAACCTCTCAGGTCATGTTCCGATCTCGTGTGAACATCGAACCAGCGTCCGACCTTCTGCAGCAGTGCGTATGCCTCAGGGTCTTCAGCCTGGGCTTTCTCATTTCCGCCACGCTGTGGGTGTCTCAACAGGTTCATTGCACGTTCCGTTAAAGCGGAAGGTGATTGTTGAGGTGGGCTTGTAAGCACTTCAAGTTGTTTGTTGATCGCGGCAAGAGTCATCTTCTCTCCGCTTTTCAATGCTGCAATTGTAGCCTGCCTGACTTGTTCGTCGTCTTTGTCGCCAAGTGCCGCTTCAATCACGGCGATGCCAGCTTCGTTGAGTTCTGTGCCATTGGCTGCAAAGGCACCTACGATAAAAGCAATAGTCTTACTTGAAAGCATACTTCTCCCGGTTTGCAAGATAGTTGTCGAGTGCGTTCTTTTGCGATTGTTGCTTGTCTACAAGCTGGGCTTGCCTAGATGACATCGCTTGGTTGTTCAACATGTTTGTTCGTAAGGCTTGAAGGTCTTTCAAGGCGTATTCAATTGCGTGGGCCTTTTGGACGTACCAGGCGACGTTCTGTTGCAGATAGAAGTGCATGACGGCCTGTCCTACCTCTACGCCAACCTGATTGGCAATCTGACTGCAAACTGTGTTGACCTTTGCATTGCGTAACGGTTCCTGCCCGTACCTTGTGGCATAGGCTTCCGAGTATGCCTGCCAGACAACGACTCCACCCGTCTTTTGGGCTTGAGTCTTGGGGGCAGCACGAGGAGCCTTGGCGACACCGTCTGCAACATTACTCTTTGTTTCCTCTTTATATTTACTCTTTATATCTAATGTATGTGGCATCCTGTTAGCGGGCAACAGGATATGCTGTTGGTGGGCAACAGGATAACTGTTAGCGGGCAACAGGATAGGATCGTCGATCTGTTGTGGGGCAACAGGATAACTTATCTCTGGGTCAGCGTCTGGCACCTGTTCATCTATCGGTGTGAGAGCCCTGCCATCCCTTGCTGACAAAATATATCCGGATGACCAGTATTGGAATTTCAGCAAACCCTCTTGATCCACCGTGTAGTACTTTGCCCTGCTACTGTTTGCATCGCCTTCAAATGAAGCAACTATTCCTTGATCTCTTAAAGTCTGTAACGCTGATTGAAGTGCTGATCGCTTAATAAATGGCAATTCTTTTTGAAAGGCGGGTAATGACATGAACATGCAATATAGGCCATTTTTAAGGCTTTTAGGGTTTTTTTTGCGGGCATTCGCCGTTGACCAGTATTCGATAACACCAAAAACCCATGCAGCATCCGGGCTGATGTGATTAGCGATTGCGTGAGAGCACTTCGTGAAGATCATGCGTCCTCTTTTCTTGCAATGGACGCTGTAAGGCATTATGGTTTGCCCTGAACAGCCACTACAGATGGTTGATTCCATGCCTCGATCGTTACAAGCGAGTCGGGGCTTTTTCATGGAAAGTTAAGGCGGGTATACCATTGTCTGGCCAGGTTGCCAATCAACCGCTTAAGGCTGTTTCAATTATGACTTTCATTTGTATAGACCTGCCAGCTTTGCAATTAAGGCGATGACAATCACGGTTAACCCAAAGCGCATGAACCTTGGCGTGGCTGACCAGCATCCAGCAAAGTCCTGCCACATGCGTTGCCACGGGGTCTGCGGTGCTTCAATAGGAACAATGACGCCGTGATACCAATCAGCCAATTCAACCATTTCGGATACTATTGTGTACACTTTGTCCGCAACAAAATGCGACATCGGATATTGGCGCTTTAACAATCCGTGCTTTGCTGTGACAGTCAAAGTCATAATATCCTTGTTTTGCGCACGCACTATCTTAATTGCACTTTCTGGCACATTACATGCCATTAAATGTAAAAGCATGGTTTTTTCGATGTCTATTGCTGTCATTGCACAACCTCGTAGGTATTACCTTTGTGACTGTTCTTTTCGCCTATGACACGGATAGTTCCAGCATCCGTCAGGCGCTTCAAGGTTTCCTTGATCTGCGCTTCACGTAGGCTTTCAGATAGTTCCTTGCGGAAAACCATGACACGGCCTGAAAAACTGCCGCCAAGGCGACGCAATGCGTTTAGCACTACGTCTTCTAAGCGTTTGTGTTCTGCAAGGCGCTTTGCGCGCATCTTTTCGATAGATGTTTGGCTAAGGTTGCGAATCATCCTTGATCCTTTGTGTTTACGGTGAAACATCCAGCTTAATGCCAATAGCTTCCGACTCATCTTGCCAGCGGTCAATCAGCAGCTTACAGACTGCCGTTAGTGCCACGTTCATACTGCTGAACTCACGCTGACAGACAAGCGTTGCGTCTTCGTCTGTTTCTTCAATGCGTACGATGTAACCGTTCGTCACTTTCTCGATGCTAATCATTTTCTGGTTCCCATTCGTTTACTTTAACTTTGAGATACATCGTTAAAACGGGTGCTTCTTGAAATTTTTCATACGCTGGCGGCAACATTCCCTTGCTTTCGAGAAAGTTGATGATGTCTTCCGCCTGCATGGGTAGCAATTCGTCGTCGTATTCAAGTAACAACTCAACCATTTTACTGCGTTTCAATCGGATCTCCAATGCATGCGTGTTGGTTAATGACTGGCAACCACAGGTTCCGTTGCGTTTTGATGCCGTCTTTTGATTTGACAATAACCCCGCAATAACCACTACGGGTGCATACGCCTATTTCAGTAACGTTGCCTTTGTCGCAAAACTTGCTGCGCACGTACAAATAACCACCGACGGCACAGATTGCGAGAATCAATAACCCAGCAATGACAAGCACGATCGCATAATCGACTTCGTTTTCGTTCATTTTTCACCTCAAAACGGGATATCCAAGTCTTGGACTTCATTGGAGTTTTGCCGCGCTTGTCCTGGCTGGCTGTAGTCTGGCACATCATCACGCTTGGAAGTTGTGCGCACGATCTGCGCGTTGATTTCCAGTGACGTCTTTTTTCCCATTTTGCCTTCGTATTCACGTGCTGTGATTCCGCCAGACACGTAGACAAGGTCGCCTTTTTTCACGTCTTTAAGGTAGTCGCCTGTTTTTTCCCATGCTTGCACGGAAAACCAGGTTGTTTTGTCGCCACCGCCTACAGCAAGGCTGCAGCTAACGATTTGCTTGCCTGACGGTGTCATACGTGTCTCTGCGTCACGGCCAGCACGGCCCAAAAGCGTTACAACTGCGTGTGTCATTTGTAATCCTTTCCGAGATAGTGAAACATCAATATTAACACGGCGGCTATGATTGCCGCCAATCCAAGGATGGTGCCGACTAGCGCCATCATGAGAACACTGCGGTCTTGATAATCTGTGCCCATGGAGTGCCAGCTTGTAGCTTCTTGATTGCTTCGCGCGCTGTGGTTTTGTCGTTTTCGGACCATTCTTTGACAGGTTTGCCGATTAGATCTTCAACTGCTTTTGGGTACTCAAGTTTATGTGCGGCAAAGAGGTCAGCCATTGCGTTTGTTGGTGCCTTGGCTGCCACTGGCGCAGGTGCTGCCTTTGCGATGCTTGGTGACGGTGTATGACCGGCAGCAGTGTTACCGTCGTCGTCTGATTGAACAACACCACACGCCGCCGCCAAAGAACCGCGCCTTGCGTATGTCAAAGCTGCAAGCGTAGCCTGCGGATTGCTTGGGTCTTTGCAAAGCAAAGGATAACGGCCTTCAACGTGCTGGCCGCTTTCGTGGACAATGCGAGTAATGAGAACAGGCACGCCTGAAGGATCAAGGTCTGTCAATTGCATGATTCCAAGATTGTGATTGTGAAGTGCGTCACGGCATGCATCCCAGACGCTTTCCAAGTCCGCATAGGTCGACTTGTAGTGCGGATTCTTGCTGTCTTTAAGTGCTGTCTTGATTTGACGCTGTGCTGCAATGAATGCTGTATAAAGTTCTTTCATTTCAACCATCCTGGAAGTTCAAGGGTTTGTACTTGTTGGCTATACGCCGGCCAGAGATCCATCGCAGCGCATTCACGATACAATTCAATCGCTTTGATGTACTGCTGGCGTCCGTGTTCCAACATTTCATCTGATGCCTCATAGACCGCGACTGCATAAGGTGCGTCCTTTTCGACTGCTACCCAATAAAACTTTCGTTTGCGGCCGTCGATTGCCTGGGCAACGTCAACGTAAAATGCGGCCTGCACCTGATATAAAAAGTTGATCACAGACCTGCTGAACGGATCTTGTCGAGCATCCTGGCACGTTTTCAAATCGACAATGTAGTTGTCTGTTCTATAGTCTGGCTTGATTCGACAATTGACGCCGAGGAAGTCGCTGACAATGCCCGCTGTTTCAGCCACTCCACCGGCAAGGAGGCTGCCGCACCCCAAATGTGTGCGTACACTGGCTGTGATGTTAACCGCTGCGTTGTAATCAGCTTCCGTGATGAACTTGATGCCTTGCTGGCTTGCGAGGCTGGCTTCCCAATCGCGCACTGCTTTGCCTTCTTTAGTGCGTCCATCGACATTAGCCTTCGGCCTATAACGCGCCTCTGCAGAATTGGGCAATAATACGAACTCATGTACCAAAGACCCAAAGGCGAGTGCAGGGCTGTCTTGGATGGTTGGGTTTTTGTAATGCGCCGGACTGCGAATAAGGCGGCGAATATCAGAACTAGAAAGATAGGATCGAAACTCATTGAAATAACTTTCATCTGTAAGTTGTTGCCACATCAAAATGCCACCTCTGACGGTGTTTCAAACCTGATTGACACTGGAATTTCTTTGTACTTTTGCATTGGATCGACAGGCTTGTTGACGCGGTGGCTTGTCGCTTGAATCTTAAGTTCTGTGACCAATGCCAACATTTCGTCGAACACTGTAATTTCACTGTCCAATGTTAAATCTTCTGCGCAATACTCAAGCTGCATAGACAGTTCACTGAACACAGCTTTGCGTGCCTCATGCTGGAACTTTTGGTTAAGTAAATAAAACATCTTTATTTTCCTTTTATTTGTGACTGGTTGAGAATCTGCACGATTACGCTTTGCAGCGTCTTTTGTTTCTTCGCTTTCTTTGCGACGTAATCGTACAAGTCAGGCGGTAAACGCAGGAATATAGGTTTTGGTCTATCGGATGGCATTTTGAACCTTTCGTGGTAAATTGTGAATCAACTTCAACCATCCATCGGATATCAATTTGATATCCACTTGTCAAACTAAAAGGTGCAAAACATATGAAACTTGAAGGATTTCGCGTGTGTCTCGAAGCCGGTCATGGTTACCACGATACCTTCGAGTATGACCCAGGTGCTGTGGCGAACGGTTATGAAGAACACAGATTGAACGTCGCGCAAGTCGAACACGTTGCAAAGCTGTTGGAAGCACAAGGCTGCAAGGTGACAAAGGTCATCTGTCGGTCAAGTAATGGCCTGACTCTTGGCAATCGTGGTCTGCAGGCCGCCAATCACGATATGTTCGTGTCGTTTCACCACAACGCAGCAAACACCAAGGCGCAAGGAACAGAAGTGCTTATGCATCTTCAAGGCACGGCGTCAGACGCAGGCTTTGCTACGGCGCTGTCTAAACGTATCGCCAATCACTTAGGTTATTTCGATCGTGGAATGAAGAAACAAAACCTTGGTGTGCTGCGCTTAGTGCCAAAGGATGTAAAAGCTGCGGTGCTAGTTGAGTCATACTTTTTAGATAACACGTCGCTGGCTGGTAAAGACTTAGAAGCGTTGTCACTCAAGGCTGCAGATGCGGCCGCCGAAGGTATTGCAGAATTTCTTGTTGCTAACTGTAAGCGCCGCAAGCAAGTCATTGTTGAACCTAAGAAGATTGAATTTCCGCCAGGTGAACCAAAAAAGGTTGAATTGCCTAAGATGCCTTGGAAAAAATAACTTGATCGTTGCTTGATTAGGTCTTAAGAAAGGTTTGGCTTCGCACGGTGGTTCGCCGAAGCCTGACACCACAATTAAGCTAGGAGAGAAATTGCAGTGCAAAACGAAATTGCGTTAGTTCAACAAAATAATCAAGCGTTTGTTTCAAGTCGCGAAATCGCAGCAAAGTTTGGCAAATTACATAGTAACGTCATTCGCGATATAAAAAATCTAACTTTTCAAAACAGAGACAACGCAGAATTTAAGAAATTCTTTTCTCTCAATTTTGAGGAACAGCGAATATCATTAGATAATTGTTTACGTCGAGGTCGAAGGCCAGAACCACATTACAAGATCACACGTGATGGCTTTGTGTTTTTGGCTATGGGTTTTACTGGTCGTAAGGCAACAGATTGGAAAGTGCGCTTTCTTGATGCGTTCAATGAAATGGAAAAAGTCATCATTCAACAAATTCCAGTCCTACAAGCTGAAAATGCCGCATTAAAAGCCGCGCTTGGAAAGAAAGCATTACCCGGCAGGCGCGCTAACCAAATTGCCGTGCCAGTGTACCACGAAAACCTGTTCGGCCTTGTAGAAGAAATTCGTTATGAAATGCGCAATAAAGAAAAACTTGACGAATTGATGCAGGCGAAAGCCGTTGTGCGTCACCTGCGAAAGCAGATGAAAGGCATGATTGCTAAACAGGATCAACTCGCCGAACGCATCGACCTGTTAGAAGGCAACAAAAAAGCCAAACTTCTAAAATTGATAAAAGACGATCCAGAAAAACCACTTTAAGGTTTAACCTCGATTTCCTTGCTTGCTAAAATATTGCCTTGCAGGTCACGCACAGTGAGCACACGTTTGCCTGGCGTGTTTAACACTACAGACGGCGCGATCATGAATCCATCACGGCTGTCGTGACCCATAACTTGCAGACGCCATTTGTCGACCCACAGGTGCGTATTGTACTTGAACGGCGCAGTAAATTTGACCGTGAACGGCCAGCCTGCTTGTGGTACCCTATCGATAGTAATTTCTTGCGGCGTGGGAGTCGGCGATGGTGACGGAGTACGAATTGGCGTGGGTTCTGGTGTCGGCGATGGTGTTGTGGTCGGTTCTTGTGTGTTTGTCGAAGTAGACTCACACTTTGTCACAACGCCAGCAATCGTAGACAAAACAGCAGAGGCGACAAGCACCAATTCCTTGTATTTGCCAAGAAACGGCAGCCACTTTGCCACCGCCAGCAAGCCAAGCAAAAAGTTGATTATCGCCTTCACTGTCTTCACGCTTTAAGTGCCTCATACACTGCACCAAGCAATTCCAACGCTTCACTTGCTGCGATGTCTTTAAGTTCTGCTGGAACCTGGTCAATTCCTTTGACGCCTTCAACCAACAGGTCACGAAACTTTTCATCGGAAACAAGTTTACTTCCAAGTGCTACTGCGTCGCCAAGGTCAAGGCCGTCTTTTGCAAGGTCTGCCACTGCTTTGCCAAGTTTGATAACTGCTACAAGTGCCTGCTTTGTCTGTGCTACGTCTGTCATTTCGTGCCCCTTTCAAGTTGTTGGATGCGCTTCTCATGCATGTCTATAATTCTATCTTGATTAGTAACTTTTTCGACTATGACCGCTAGTTTTACTGACAGGTCTTGCAAGCCAACCTTGGTGTCTTTCATGAAATCCAACGCTTGCAGGAGGAAAAACGCGACAATTCCGCGAATAATCCAGTCGGTTAAACTTTTAAAGTCCATAGCGTCATCCCCACCGCCAGAAGTGAAAATATCATTGTCATTGCTGCTGCTAACAAAACGTAAGTTTGCTTTTGCCGCGCCTCAATCTGGTTGGCGGTAAGTTTTTCAATTTCCACCTTCAATGCGGAAATGCTTTGGTCGACGTCCACTGCGTCTACTGTGTAAGATCTTATCGTGTCTCTAATCTGATCAAAAGCGCTGTCAGTTTCTTTTGAATGACTTTTGACATCAGCTTCCAGGTCCTGCAGCGCATCCCACAGAGGCGACAGGTCAGTGATAGC